AGAATTTTTCACCGAGTACCGCTTGCAATTGTTCCTTGCTCATTGACCCTAGAATCTGAGTAATAGCACTCATGTCTACTGTTCCTACGTTAGCTTTAGTTTTAGTTGTCTTAGTTGTTCTAGTCATAAATATCTCCCTGTTAAGTAAACCGATCATGATTGACCGTGAACCAAGTTTAGTGGCAAGGCCTTGACCTGTCAAGCTTTATTTTTCCTCAATGATTCCAGATACTTGGGGGCGTGTATCTCTTAATTAGATAAGTGCATCGGCCTTGATCTAATGACCTTGAACCGCTATCCGTTAATCTCGATTCGGTTTTAAATATACGTCCGCTTTTTTCCACGGTTCTTGATCCTCGGTTCGCGGATCGGGGTGGGTGGCTCCCCCATCTCGCACAGACCTTGTACGATCTAGACCCTTACACGAACGGAGCTAATTTTTCAGGTTTCACTTGACGCCGCGTACCGTGACCCGCTATCCTGTAACAAGTAGAATATTAGATTCACGATCCGAGGAGGACAATCAGTGAGTGAGCTAGTCAATTACAAAGATTATTTGCATATCTTCAATCATACAACACAGACATACGATCTAGTACATAAGGGAACCGGAGTAGTTCTAAAAGCTAATCAACCGATGCCCGCGAAACGAGCACATACAGAATATGATCCGCTGATAGCGGACATGATAGTCGACAAACTACTAAACGGAATAAGGCTTTCTGCAATTGTAGGCGAACAGGGTATGCCATCGGCAGGGGTGATAGCCGTATGGCTAAAACATAATCCGATATTCAAGAATAATATTGAGATGGCGAGAGAGTATGCGGCTGACATAGCTGACCTTGCTATGAACGCAGACAAGTCTGAAGTTCCGGGATTGAAGTTAGCCGCGGACAGCTATAAGTGGGCAGCGGAGAAGGGTTCGGAAAGATTTGCAAAAAGAAAAGAAGAAGGTAATAATGGAAGTGCGAGTATAACAATCAACTTGCGAACAGGTGTCCACGAAGCTCGGATAGCGGAGGATATTATTGTGGACGAGTTTGGAAACTTTAAGGGGTTTAAAGATGGAAGTAACGAATCACGGGAATGTGGAGAATCACAGCAAGTTAGATCAATCGAAGACATCGAACTTGGAAAAGAAAGATACAAAATCGTCGGAGAAGAAACCGGCGAAGAAGCATAAGGATTAATCAATGGAAAAGAAAAAAGAACACCCCGCTGTACAAAAAGCTTTGTCAATAATGGCGGAAAATAAAAAGAAAAAATTAGCCGAAGGGCAAGCTCCTGTTGGAGACGCAGGTATTCCTGCCAATATGGTAGAGAATGTGAAAGCAGGTGTTGATGAATATGGAACAGATTCAGCTTCTTCTGGGAGAGCGATGCTTGAACAGCAGAATAATAAGAGAGCATCTGACTTTGCTAAGAAATTAGCGGAAGCAATGATGAAAAAGAAAGCTAAAGGTAAATAATGGATTCAAGCATTGTTGATGTTTCGTTTGGATATGAGCCTCGTCCTATCCAAGCCTTCTTGCATTTAACGAGAAGGCAACGAAGTATTCGATTCATGGTAGCTGTTTGTCACAGACGATTCGGTAAAACGCGATTCGCTCTTGGAGAAATATCGTCCTCTGGATTCGAGTGCGAGCATCATAATCCGCAGTACGCGTACATCGCACCGACATACGGGCAAGCCGAAAGGGTTGCATGGGCGTACTTGAAAGAGATGTTTAAGGATTATCCGGGTGTCGAGAAAAATGAGCAAAAGCTCCGTCTTAGGATTCCACGTCACGATCGTGGAGACTACATCACGATCTGGCTCTTGGGTTCTGAAAACCCAGACAGTATCAGGGGTATCTATCTTGACGGGGTTATCCTTGATGAGTATGCACAGTGTGATCCAACGATCTGGGGTGAGGTTATACGTCCAGCTCTTTCTGACCGTCTTGGTTGGGCGATATTCATTGGAACTCCGAAAGGGACCAATAACTTCTATAAGATTTATCAAACAGCCTTGGTGAATATGGTTCAGAGTCCAGAGCTTAAGTGGTATGCTTTTCTTGCCCCTGCAAGCAAGACTAAGATTATCGCGGACGAAGAGCTAAAGGCTGCGAGAGCCGAGATGAGCGAAGAAGAGTACGATCAAGAATTTGAGTGTAGCTTCCAAGCCGCGTTGGTAGGTTCGTACTATGGTAAATACTTAGAGGAGATTGATAGGCTAGGGTATATAGGAGACGTGGAATACGATCCGGGGTATCCTGTCCAAACATACTGGGACTTAGGTATTTCAGACTCTACTGCCATCTGGTTCGTTCAGCGAATAGGTGAGGTATATAGAGTAATTGATTACTACGAAATGAGTGGTATGGGATTAGAACATTACTATGATATATTAATGAAGAAGGGATATACTTACGGAGAGTACTGGCTTCCTCACGATATCGCTAACCGAGAACTAACGAGTGGTGAAACAAGATACAAGACATTTAAGAAGTTGTTCGGGAAATATCCTAGAATAATGAAGAAAGTAAATAAGATCGAAGATAGAATTAATGCTACACGAATGATATTTAAAAAGTGTAGAATGAATAAGATAAAGTGTGCTAGAGGAATCGACGCACTACGAAACTACGAAAGAAAGTTCGACGCTAAAAATAATATATGGCAAGATAGACCTTTACATAATTGGGCTTCTCACGGGTCTGATGCGTTCGGGGGGTTTGCATTGTCCGCAAAATTAGGCGATAATGAGAGAACAGTTTCTTTGCAACGAGACGCGGAAACTTCTTACGATCATTTTAGGAGATAGAATGGCAGCTAAATCTATATTAGGGAATGGGTATAACTACCAAGATTTATTTGATACATACGATGCACTAGCATCTGGAAAGCAGAAAGACGTTAACGTAGGGTCGACATATAAGAAAACATCTGGTGGGTGGAATAACTGGCAGAACAGAACAACAGAATCTACAACTCCATTAATGGCTAATGCTGAAAACATCGGAAGCTTATTAGGGAAGACAGAAGAACTAGAAGCTTATAAAACAAGAAAGAAACAACAAACTAATTTACAGTCCCAAGGCGTAGGAAGATCACAGTCTATCCTCGGTGGATCATTGGTGTAATATGCTACAAGTAGTAACTTCAGAATCAGGAAAGTCTTATAAATTTATTATTGACAAATACTCAAAGCTTAAAAATGCTAGGAGTAATTGGGAAACACACTGGCAAGAAGTGGCTAGATATGTAATTCCTACTAAAGATAATATTTATGGCGGAGAAATTAAAGGTGAGAAGAAGGGACAATATCTATTTGATGCTGTTGGTATTCGTTGTAATGAGCAACTTGCTTCGGCACTTCATGGTATGCTTACTAACCCGGCTACTCAGTGGTTTGGTTTCTCATCGGGAAATCACTTAATAGATAACAAACTTGAGAACGCTCAGTGGTTACAAGATGTAGCTAAACGAATTTTGTTTGTAATGAACAATTCTAATTTCCAGTCGGAAATACATGAAACATATTTAGACCTTTGTGGATTTGGAACAGGCTGTTTAAGAGCCGAGGAAGATGAGCGAGAGGTCGTTAGATTTACGTCTCGTCCAATCTATGAAGTAGTTATTTCAGAAAACGCTAACGGTGTTATTGATACAATATATTACAAATACCAAATGACATTAGAGCAATTGGTAGAGAGATATGCAGATAAATTACCAGAGGGATTGAAGGCTCAACGCCACCAAGACCCGCTAAAAGAGTACTACGTAATTTGTGCCGTAGAACCTAGCTCAAGATTACCTAAAGAATTAGCCCACCCTATGATGGAGTTTACTTCGGTACACGTATTAGAGGACGGAGCAACCCTACTTAAGACGGGTGGATATGAAGAATGTCCAGATATAATCTCAAGATTTTCTAAATTATCGGGTGAAATGTACGGTCGTTCTCCTGCAATGAAGTCTTTGCCAGACGTTAAAACGTGTAATCAAATGATGAAGACGTGGTTAGAAGGTGCTCAATTAACTGTAAACCCTCCACTACAAGCCCCAGACGAAGGCGTTCTTATGCCAATAAGATTAATTCCGGGTGCTATAAATTATTATAGAGCAGATTCTAAAGATAGAATTGAGCCAATTAATGTAGGGGCTAACCCAAACATAGGTCACCAAGTAATAGAGATGCTACACCAAAGTATCAAATCCGCTTTCTATATTGACCAACTTCATTT